CATGTTTTCATGAAAATTGTTTAATTTCTATTTGTAGAGAGGGAGTATATATGGAAATTCCTTTATATTCTTTAAAAGAGGATGATAAATTATTTTCTGATAATTCAACTTTATCAAATATTAAATTTATTGTTAAAACTGAATGTTTAAATGGTATTCATGAATTTGTAAAACTTGATAATTTATTAATTACACCATATCATCCAATTTATAAAAATAATGAATGGATTTTTCCAATTGATATTAATCCAAATATAATTAAAATTGAATGTTCATATATTTATTCTATTGCATTAGAAAATGGAAATAAAGTATATATTAACAAAATCCCATGTATAACTTTAGGTCATAATATTAAAAATGATAAAATTGCTGAACATCCTTATTTTGGAACAAATAAAATTATTGAAGATTTAGAGGAAAGAAGTTTTAAAAATAGTAAAATTATTACATTACCAGTTTTACCAATGTTAAAAAATTTAGAAACAAATTTAATATCTTCTATTATTCCAAATATTGTTTGTGAAAAAGTTTAAATTAATTTTTATAGTTTATTAAATATTTTTTAAATTATTTGTATAATATATTATATAACATATAATGAATATTATGAACATGTTTGATATGAAAGACAAAATTAGTTCTATTTTATTAAGAGATAACAATAATGTTCTTATTGGAGGAGGTAATAGTTATGTTTATGAGATATTTAAATTAATAATTGGTATTATGTTAATTATTACAGGATTATTTGTTTTTGGAATGAAAGATTATTGGACTAAGATTCAAGCAAAAGTTATAAATGTTTATGATAGTATGAATCAATGTCAAGTTAATATAGTTTATACTATAGATGATGTTGTATATCATAAAAATATTGTATTACCTACATCATATCAATGTAATTATAGTAACAAAATTGATATATTTTATTATACATCAAATCCTAATATTATTCAATTAAGTGTTGATAATTATTTCTTTTTTGGTGTAGTTTTTATTATATTAGGTTGTTTATCTTTACTTTGTTTAGATGAAATAATATAAATTATCTTGTGATTATTATTTATCAACTAAAATATAATATTCAATCATATAATTATCTATATCATCTTTTTCTTTTAAATTTCCAACTTCATAAAAATTATCTATAGCTTCATTATATGGAACTTTATAAAATCCCATAATATTTTTTTGTTTTGTTAAATAAGAAGATATACCTAATAATAAATCTAATTCTAATTGATTATTTATTGTTATATTAGAATTTATTAAAGGATCTCTTAAAAATAACATATTTAAATTATCAATATCTAAAGCATAATTTAATATTTTTCTTGACATATAAATATCTCTTTTATTCATAAATAATGACCAACCCCATTTCCATAATTTTATATTAGGCATATAAATACCTAATAATTGTATTTTTGAATTATATACTTTTTCTTTTTTTTTATTAAATAAACTTATTTCATTCATACTATCTTTACTTTTATAAGTTCTTTTATAATAATGATAGTCTCCTATTTTTTTCTTTAAAGATGTTTTATTTACATCATATTCTTCTAAAATATTTCTTAATATAGATTTAACATTTGAATTCATAATTAACTTTTATATAAACTATACTCATTTTTTTTTTCCAAGTATATTTGCAATATTTAAAATATTCATATTTCCAGGTATTGAAACTCCTTCATTCATCATTTCTGCTGTTTCTCTTTTTTTTTTAAATAAATCATTATTTATTAAAATATTTGGAAATCCACCTAAATTAAAATTTTCTTCATTTTTTGTAGATTCTTCTTTTTTGTTAGATTTGTTTTGTTTTTTATTTTCACTCATATTTATATGATTATTTTATATATTTTATTTTAATTTATATAATGCATAATCATATTATTTATATTTTTATATTTATTTTATTTACAATTATTAACCCTTTTCCTTTATTTTTATTATTTTTATTATTTTTTGGAGGACTTTTCGGTTTTTTATTTTCTGAATTTGCTATTTTTATATGACTTATAGTACAACATTTACCCAAATTTTCACAAGTTTGTTTTAAATATTCACTTTTATCTAAATTTCCTACAAAATTCATATACAACAATCTATGTAAAGCAATTTTCTTCTTTTTAAAATAAAAATTTATATATTGTTTACCATTTTTATTATTTGTTATATATCCATTCCATATAGAACATTTACTATTATCAAATATAGAAGTTCTTAAATTTCTACATATTCTTCTCATATCACTATAACCTAATTTATTATCATTATTAACATAACCTATTTGATTTGTTAATAACTGATTTAATAACAAATTATCAGATGTCCTTTGATAATCTGTTTTTACTTTACTAGTACTAATATTAGAACTAGAACTAGAACTAGAACTAGAACTAGAACTAGAAGATTCACTATTACAACGATTTTTTTTATTAGGAAATAAAGTTTCACTTATTTTATTATCTTTTATTTTATTTTTATTATTTATTTTTTTTTCTTTATCTAAATCTTCTAAATCTTCTAAATCTTCTAAATCTTCTAAATCTTCTAAATCTTCTAAATCTTCTAAATCTTCTAAATCTTCTAAATATTCTAAATCATTTATGTTATTATTATTATTATTATTATTATTATTATTATTATTATTATTAATTTGTTCTAATAAATCGTATGCAATTTTTTCTTCATTTTTGCTAATTACTAGATCATTTTTTATTTTATTATTATTATTATTATTATGTATTGATTTATTTGTATTATTATTAATGATCTTTTTTTTATTTTTCATGTTATACTTAAAATTAACGCAGAAAATAATGTTAATTTTAATAAAAAACAATTATTATATTTTAATTTTATATATGGTATAAATTTTTATAAAATTCTTTAATTATAATTTATAATATAGACTCTCAACAGTATTTATTGATTTATTATTAATACCGCGATCTATATTTATACATAGGTTATTTTTTGTTAAATATGAACTATAATCTTTTATATTTTTTAAAGTTATTATTTTATTTTTATCTATTTGATATTTAGGTTCTCCATTTGTCATTAAAATTATTTTAATTCCATGAATATTATTTAAAATAAATAATTCAAATAGTCCATCATTTTCTTCAATAGGATTTTCCATTATATTTATGATATAATTATTAATTTGTTTGCGTGTTATATTTTCGTCAATATATTTATTTTTAATATATTTTTTTGTGATTGAATCAAGTGAATTTAATAAATTAATATTATCTTTAATATTTAACCAATCTATAATTAAAGATCTAAATATATCTAATAATTTTGTTTGTAAAGGAGAATAATAACCCAAGTTTCTTGATTCTATTGTATATAAAGAATGTTTATTCCAATAATAACAATTTATATATGATCTTAATACAGAATAATTATAAGAAATAATAGTTTGTGCATATGAATCTTTAATATCTTTCAATGGATGTCTTAATTGTAATTCTTCAATATTTATTTCTGGTTTTTTAGATAAATATCTTTTACCTATTTGAGGAATATGTGTATCACCAAATATTTTTTTTAATATTTTATTTAAGTTTGTATTTGAACTTTTAATTATTGTTTGTCCTGGTCTATAAGTAAAAAGATTATAATCAACAATATCTGATATATGATATTTTTTTTCATTAAATAATTCATATGCTTTAATTTCTTGTTCAGTTATTTCATAACTTATTTTTTTTACATATTTATTTAAATTATTATCTGTAACTCCAAAATAGCATTTATTTCCTGTTTTATTTTTACTTTTTCCATTATAATAACAATGTTTATTTTTTATACAATCTTCTTCTTTTAAATTATCACAAATAGTTCTTTGATTATTTATTTTATAATAAGTTAAATCTGGTAAATCTTCAATTACTTTTACTAATTCTTTTCCTAATATTTTTGTATCTAAACATATTTTTTTAATTAATTCTTGAATTTTATTATGATTTTCTTCTTTTATGTATTTTTTTAATTCTTCTTTATATTTTTTCATTTTAGGATTATTAATAATATTAGAAAATTCAAATCTAAATAATTGATATCCTTCATTATAATATTTTTGTTTATTTATATTAATAATTCTATCATCAATAACATTATATTTATCTTTATCATAATTTGATAATTTTTGATCAAGAACATAATATAATGGTCTATTTTCGTAATTTATTTTATTTTTATCTAATTCTTTTTTTGTTATTTCAATATTTTTTACTGGAACAATATCATTTCCTATAGTTTTAATACCAATTATATTTACATTTCCTTTTTTATCTATATCATCATAAAATAATCCATATGGTTCTACTTTTATTTTTTTATTAGAAAGTTTATAAATTTCTTCAAGATAATTATTTGTTGTTTCTATATCATTAAATATCATTTTAGAAAAACAATCATGTCCATTTTCTGTCATATTAAAACATATTGAAGATAATTCAGGAACAATACCAGAAGGAGAAACTGGTATAATATATTTTTCTTCAGTTATTATAAATTTACATTTAAAATGAGTATCAATTACTTGATGTGTTGGTTTATATTTTTTTGGAAGTTCTTTAAGAACTTTATATGTATCTTTTGCAGATATTTTTTCTTTATCATAATCTACTTTTATATCTTCTACTGTTTCACTAAAAAATTGTTTAATTATATTTAAAAGTTTAATATCTAATTCATTTTCAAAATTAAATATTTTTTTTACTTTAATATCTTTATTTATATCATCTTGTTTAATTATTTCTACAATAGGAAAATAATATTTTTTTTCTTTTATCATTATTAAAATATCTCTACTATTAATTAATTCTTTATTATATTCAAAATCATTTAATATATATTCATTTATATCTAAATAATATTCTCCTGATGATATATTTTTATCAAATATAATACAATATATTCCATTTTTAGTAAATAATCCTGGAATTCTCATTAAATCTTTTAAATAATAATAATCGATCAAATGGTTATCATTTATAAAGTTTATAAAATCATTTATTCTAAATTCATATCTAATATCACCATCATTTAAAGAATAATATAACATTTCATTTTCATTATTTTTTAATAAAGCTGTTATTTTATTTTTTACCTCTTTATGTGTTAATTCAGTAACATTTGTTAAGGTATTCATAAAAGAATAATTTTCAATATTTATCCCATATCTAAAAAAATAACCATCTGTTTTTAATAAATAATGATTTCTTATTTCTTTTGTTCTATTTAAATTATAATTTGTTATTAAATTTAAATCTTGAGGTAAATAACTTATTCTATTTTCTCCAGTTTTATTTGAATCTTGTAATATATATAAAATTTCATTAGTTATTTCTTTTTTAGAATCTTGTTCTTTTTTATCTTCTTTTATTTTTGATGATTTTTGAGGATTTAAACATTTTTCATTAAATAATACTTTTTCTTTTTGTTTACTTAAAAAAGGATTTTTTTTATAACAACAAGGCATACATTGTCCAAATGGATTTATAGTTTTACTTAAAAAACCAACATACATATATTCACCATTTTCTTCAGGATCACAACTATAATAAATATCTTCTCCTATATTTTCAGAAGGTACTTTTAATGCTTTTAATATTATTTCATTTTTTTTACCATCTTTTTTAAATATCGCTTTTTTTTCATAATTTCCTGTTTTTTTATTTAAATAATATCCTCTTGAAACTAATTTTGACATATTTGTTGATACTGTCTGAATTGGACGTTTCTTTTTATCAGCAGAATTTTGACATAATCTCGCCCATTGTAAATTACTACCATCCCCTGAAGAATATCCTAATCTTTTTTTATCTAAAGCTGTCATTTCTTTTAATTTTTTTGAATCTTTCTCATAATTTACAACTTCATTTACTTTATTTCTTCTTTTTGCAATATTTGTAATTTTTTTTAATTTATCTTTTAAACCAACATATATAGGATTTTTTTTTAAATATACCTCAGAATACAAAAATAACAAAATATTTACAAATTCCATCATTCTAGATAATTGATAATTATTTCTTGCACCACTTATTTTTATTTTATATTTATCTGTAGTTTTACCTTGAATATCTATTTCTATTCCTGATGGTTTAAATTTTGGCATTTCTCCTGGTTTTGTTAACATTTTTCTACCTTTTGTTGTATTTGGGAATTTTTTTCTTACTCTTGTTATTTCTTCTTTAGCTTTTTCACCAGTCATATTAAATTGTTTTGATATTTCTTCTGTTAATATATCATCTTCAAAATTAAAATTTCTAATATAAGACAAAATTCTTTGTTCTATTTTTCCTTGATTTTCATATTTTGATACCCTCTTAAATCTTAAATATGTACCATATTTTGATTTTTCATTTTTAACTTCAGTTTTTCCTACTCTTTTTTTAGGTTCAATGACTAGAGAAACATAAGGATAAAAAAATACACAAAAATCAGATAAATCATTATGATTTATTATTTTATCTTTTGGTAATTTAAATTTTTGATTCGAATTTATAAAATCAAACTTAAATTCATAATTTTCAGGAATTTTTATTGACGATTTTCTTATATCTTTTTCTAATATTTTATTTATTTTTCTTACCAATTCTCTCACATA